CGTAGTACTCGAAAGCCGCCTCCAAGGACGTCTGGCTCAGATCCGCGCTGGTCGTATTGGAAATGACCTGGGCCGACTTCAGAGTCGTATGCGAACCAAAGACCGGCTGGCCGTCCCACGCGAGCGTGGTCGAGAACCCATTGTTGAACAGGTTCCAGAAGTTAATATCCGGGCAGATCGACGCGGACCGCGAGAGTGAAGACGACATCTTCTTGGACATGTCAAAAAGCTCGTCGTCGCCCATCTCCTCGGTGACCTGGAAGCCAAGACCGAACTTCACGGTCTGAATCGACTTCTTGTGACCCTCGACAGGCACATCGTAACTGATGCCCTCGCCCTCGCCCATAGCCCGAAGACCACCGAGCGGGCTGATCTCAGCCTCAGTGTACGTACGACCCTTGGGGAACGTATCGATCTTCGCGATCTTATCGAACTCCTTCGGGTAGTCGGCGTACTTACCATAGAACATCTTAGCAATTTCCTTATCAAACTGATACGGAAAGCCAGATCTATTCATAGGGGGTGTATTCGCCATATCTTACCTCCGTCCTAAAAGGACTTCACCGCAGCAGGATTGAACGCCACGATGTACTTCTTGAGATCGTCACTCACACCCACGATGTCGATTACAGCCTGCAGCTGCGTCAGAGCCGTGGCATTGATGGTGATCGCCTGACCAGCAGTCGCAGCAAGGTAGCCCTTCAGCGTACCCGCGTTTACGATGTCCGGCGTAGCGGCAGCATCTGCCAGGAAACGCATGCCCGAAAGAATCGGCATTACAAGAACTTCTACGCCAGAAGCCGCGTCGTGAAGCGCGACTCCGTAAGCGAGATCCGAGTTGGTAGCATCACCGGTGACCTGCACGACCTTAGGTCGCGTCTCACCAGAGGTGCCGGCCTCAAGTTTTACAACCTGGCCGCCAACAACACCCGCCGTATCAGCAATGCACCGCATCGTGGGTGGAGTGCTGGTACCAGGGCACTTATACAGTGAAAACGCCATGTTTCACCTCCATTAGTCACCGGCAGGAAGTTCCTGCCAGTCATGTCCAACATCATGCGCTGAGTCGCTGGGCTTGAAGGGCTGCCCGCCGGCCTGGCGCATCTCCGAAAGCGCGGAACCCTGGAACGCCCCAGCAAGTTCGTTGTTCTTCACAACCTTAGCGGCCTGCCGCTGCGCGTACAGTTCCTTTGGTATACCCATCAGAACCAGTTCCGTCTGACCTAGGTGGCTTATCTCATGATGGCCACTCGTGGGTCCTAAATAACTGTCGGCCTCGTCTGCGGACAGGATCTTGTAACCCTGTGTGCGTCGCTCGGCAACCTTGCTTGGAAGAACCCAACGGGTCTTCAGATCAGTCTCGGCAACGGTCAACTTGTCGGTGGCCGAACCGGACATCTGCTTATCAACCTGGAACTTAGCCATGAACTCCGCGTGCTCATCACCACGCCAGGTGTCATGGAAGTCCTTAGCCATGCTATAGCGGGTCCGATTCAGGCTAGAAAGCTCACTCGCGGTCTTGGTGTCCAGGACCAGGAACTTTTCCTTCTGCTCGAAAATCAGATCCACTCCGTCTGCATCCAAGGCTAGCACATCATCGATGGTCATACTAGCGTCGATGATGACTTTCTTTGACACTTTTACGGATTTTGTCTGTTTCGCGGCCTTACGCCCCGTGACCACAGGCTCCGTGGCCACTTCGGTGACGATTTTCGTCTCTTCAGTCATAATAACTCCTTATATCCTTCCCTGAGACTTGTAGTACTGGTACAGAAACTTCGGGTCCGAGCCCTGACGGTCGGCCTGATCCACGATCCACGTAGGTATTACGACTGTGGTCCGCGCCTGCGGGGGCCGCTGACCAGTACCGCCGGCCCCGGTGGGTATCGGTGCGCGTGCGGTTGCAGGATAGCCCGGAGCCTGAGTCACTGCAGTCGCAGCGGCAGGTGCGTAGCCCAATGCGGCCAGCTTGGCGTTCACAGCCTCGTCGATCTTGGCCTGCAGCGACTCCTGTACGATATCGTCCGTATGCCGTGACTTAACCTGCTCCAAGATGGTCTGATACATGCGTGGATTCTGAAATCGTTCCAGGGGAGTCATTTTGGCAATGCCTGCCTCGACTTCCTCGGCGTAACGGTCATAGTACTTCTTCGTCTCCGGGTTCGTGAGCAGCATCTCGCGCGAAACCTGGGCCTGGTTCTGCGCTACAGACAACGCCAACTGCGCCTGTGCCTCATTGACCGCCTCGCGTGCGGCTCCGTCGGGGTCTGAAAGCCAGTGATCGTTGATCCGCTGCTTGCGCTGCTCCGGGGTTTCCGTAGCATACGGGTTCAACGGCTGTTGTGCCTGACCTGCGGGAGTCAAGTAACCCGGCTGCACAGGTCCACGCTGTGGCTCGGGCCGTAGGACCTTGTTCAGCGTCTCAGTCAGCGCGACCACAGGGTCTGCTTTAGCACGTTCTGCAGTGACCTCATCCTGAGCCTTGCGCAGCTCAGCCAGAATATCCTCACGGGACTTACCGGCAAGCTCAGGCTGCACTGCAGCAGCAGCTTCCGGTGAGCCCTCGTACAGGTAGTCGACAGTGTCTTCGGCTTCAGGCTGTGGCGCGTCAGGTAACGTTTCCTCAACGTAGCCCGCACCACCACCCGCGTCCGGGGCAAGATTAAAAGGTCTCTTCCACTCGATCATATGCTACTTCCTCCCTTTGCAAAATCTTCTCGTATACGCTCAAGCATGTTGTCCAGCACGCGTAGGGTTTGTATACCACCTTGCGTGCGGTAGACTTCCATCGGCTCGTTACATCGTTCCAGACTGTCCTGCAGCGCCGGTAGGCGCGACTTGACCAGCTGGTTGAACAGTCGAAGCTGCTCCGGTTCCAGCAGCGCCAAGTCCTCCAGCAGCCGCTCCGGCAGCGCCCATTTGCTCGCCAACTTGACCAGACTGACCTGCGGCTGTGGCCGCACTTGCTCCTGTGCCATTCAATTGCTCCTTCATTACTGCGACCTGCTCGGTGCGCACAGCGTCCATTGCACGTAACTGCACCTTAAGGTGATCTACGAACGGTACGAAGTCTTCCGCGTTACCAACATCAAAGAACTCCAGCATCTTTGAGGTTATCAGCGTGGAGCCGACGTACAAGCTGTTCATAAGTTCCTGCATATCTGGGTTCTGTGCGAGTTGCGGGTTCATCTTGGCCTGCAGTAACTGCATTGCCTGCTGACCGTAGGTCGAATACAGTTGCGACGCCATAAGCATGGCCTGCTGCCTGGCCTGGTCGGTTTTGTTGATATCCGTGGTCTGCACCGTGAAGCGGAACTTGGTCGGTAGGTCCTCGACTTGCAGGTTAAGTATAGAAGCCACGTTGACCTGATCGGCCTGACTCAAGAACGAAATATCTACATTGTCCTTATTCGCGATGCACTGGTACAGTACCAACATGTAGATGTTAGTCATCGACTGTTCGGTGTTCTCGAGCAGACTGTTCAGTATGCTATTCGCCTGACCCGCGAGGAACGTGGTCCCAGCTGCAGTGGCCCCGGAGCCTACGGTCTTGTCATTAAACCCGGCCATGTAGTCGTTCGCGCCAGTAACGCGGTCTGCGTAGTCCTTGGCCATCTGCTCACCAGTAATGCAACTTGTTGCAATATCCGGGAACTCAATCTGCTTAAAGTCCTGTTGCGGGTCGTCTACAAGGAGCAACTTCATGGGCTCAAAGGTCTCATCGGGGCCGATACCACAGCCACGCCGGGCTACGAACATGCTCAACATGGCCAACTTGGTGCCGTCGAGGCGCATTCGATGCAGCGCCGTGACTTCGTCTTGACTGCTTTCGACCATTTGGCACACGCCAATGCTGTACAGCGACGAAGGATCATCTAAGTAGCCCATAGGCTCGATGTCACGCACGGACAACGGGTTGAACTCCGACCGCAGCATGGTACCAGTGTTGGGTTCCACCCAGGCGATTACGTCTTCGGGTACACCATCGCCGTCAACGTCCCAGAAGACGTTGCACTCGTAGATTTCGTACTCCTTATTCGGGTCCGTTGCACCGAGGTTGCTTACCGGTATGGCCGCACGGTCTAGGGCGTTGTTGGTATTGTCATCGTACGTTGTCAACGACTCGTTTAGAATTGCATCCACGTTTTGCAGCAGGCCCTGGGCCTGCATCTGTAGCAACTCGTGGTAGAAGTACCTATATCGCACGCCGATCCACGGTGCGCGCTGTAAATCCTTCCAATAAGGTCGCGTAAAGAAGTCTTCCAGGCGAATTGGTACGATTGCAGGGCCTTTGTGCTGCACGTAGGTCACGGACTCAGTACCCGCAGGCGTAGTTCGCTTAAAAGCCCACTGGTCAATGCGGAAAGGCACCTTGATGAACTCGGTTCCAAGGGACGCGACGTCGTAGAAGATGGTTTTGAGCTTCCGGCGCATGTCAAGACCGTAGCGGCTGTCGTGCATACCCTTGAAAAAGTGCTCCAGGCTGTCTGCGAGGTCGCGGTCTGCAGGGTTTACCGCAGTCACGGAAACCGGTGGCTTCTTTACTGCGTATGCGCCGAGTAGCTTGGCGTACACGGTATTAACCTTCTGCATTGTGAGTGGCGGCTCCACGTTGGAAGCCTTAATCCACGGCGTATCACGCTCGGCAACCTCGGGTTTGGCCATTCGCTGTCTACGCCACGTGTCCCACTGGGTTTCAAGGGCCTTGCGGTCGTTGCCGTCACGGACATCTTTGATTTCGCCGCACAGGTACGACATAAATGCCGTCTGATCCTCTTCGGACGAGAACACATTCGTCGGTACGTATGCGGTAGCTTGCTGCGCACCTGTGGTAGGCGCGTTCGCATCTGCGGTTGCAGCGGACGGTGGCTCCGCGTCAAATGCCGCAGCGGGATCTGAAGTCGCATTACTTGAACGTCTGGCCATAATTACTCCTTAGTAACCACTTGTCGGGTTAATCTGTGCCACAGCCTGTGCGTGGCGTCGCTTCCAGCTCAATGGTGCGTCCTCATCGGGGTCCTCGGCGTCGGTATCATCATCTGTATCAGGTTTCCACGATTTGAACAAGGCTATCTTAAGCGCGTCCAGCAAGTCCATGCGCCCACCCGGGAATACACGAAACTCCTCAAGGAACTTACCTGCGACTTCGTTGCGTATGTACAAGTGCCCGCGGTGCAAGAACGGTTGGTAGATGTTTCTGATGGTCGTTTCCTTATCGCCAAGCGCAGGTATGGGCTGTACCGCAAACGTTTCGCCACGTAACGCAGCCTCGCGTCGGCCAATGGGTATAAAGGCCTTGAAACCTGCCGCGGCCTCAACGTACGTGGTCCGAAGTACGTTACCGTACTTCTTGCGGTAGCCGAAAATCCAGTCGAAGAACTTAGTTGGCTCTACGTAGCCGCAGTCAGCTTCTAGAATGACCGCACGATCGTCTGGAGTACGGGCAATCACGCCCGCAGCGGACTTGGACGTCCGTGATCCGGCCCGATGCTCCGAGGCTGCGGGGTCGCCACCGCCAACAACGTCGCATTGCGTCAGTGGCCATACGACACCGTCGTCAAAGTGCAGCACGAAGGTCTCGTCTACGTCAGACCATTGCATGTCCACGCGACCTGGGCGGTACGTAGCGAAGTCAGCTACACCTGCGGCATGCGGATTGTTGAAGTACTGCGTCTGTGCCAGCCAAGGGTTAGTCTCCAGCATCGCATGTAGTGCCTCGACGGTGAATGCCTCAGGATTAATAGACTCCTCGTTCTGTATTGCGGGCCTGTAGTACGTGATCCAGTCACCTGCAGGATCGAGTTCGTAGTCAATGTCTTCCCAGTAACCAAGTTGCTCCTTGGTGTGACGCATAATAGGTTCGTAAGGATCATTTATCGCGTAGCGCGTGCCAACTACAAGCACGCGCGAACGTGTCCAGCCGTCGACCAACGTGTACATGTTCTCATGCAACCAGTTGGACATGCTGATCATGTCTGCTGTGGACCCGTGCTCTGAGTTAAGCATGTCGTCGCCGACAATGTCATCGCAGTCAAACATGTCCACGTGGATACCTTGGGTCGAACCACCTGCTGTAACGGCCTTCAAGTTGGGTTCTACGGACCTACGACGCCGATTTGCTAGGATCAACTCCGTGCCGTCGCGGTTGGCCTTGCGAAACTCTGGGTATAACCACTGATGAAAGTCGTTCTGTTCGAAGGTCGCAATAGTTGTCTGCACGAAACTCAACGCGCGGTCATAGATTTCCGACGTGCAACCAATGCGCAGGTCCGGGTTACGCAGTAGCTCCCACGAGTTGCCTCCATGAGACCATATCGTAGACTTGAAGCACGCACGCGGTACCAAACCACATGCCTTGATACCAGGTGACGTAGCTACACGCTGCCTAAAGTTGGCCATGTCAACGTGCAACTGCGTGTTAAGTCGGTCATACGGGCCGCTGTAACCCGCGATAAACTTCAAATAGAACCACAACGAAACCAGACCGGCCTCTCGAATCATCTCACGCATCTTCTCGGTGGTCTGGAACTCCGATGTCGATGACAACTCCGCGGCAAGTTGGTTCAGTATCAACCCCGGGTCTGCGTCAGCCGAGAAAATCGGTGCCTTCGGATGCGGACTGATGAGCAAACTAGGCCACTTTATGGACATTCGGACTCCGTGGCGACGACCTGCGTGACCTGCGTGGGTTCGTCTATCTGCGTGTCGCCTGACGCAGTCTTCTGAAGACCAAAACCCGTGATCTGCACACCCTCGGGTAGCGGGGGCAACCCACGGAGCTGGAATATGACCTTAAGCTCGGGCATCAGTGTGTCTCCTGGTCGTCGGCAGGTTTCATTAACTCAAAGGTTTTGCCCAGACCGAGCAACGACTTGCTCAACTGGTCACCAAAGTTGAGTACCAGCTGCGGGTTGCTGCTGCTCTTGGTTACTTCGGCCTTGCCCAGCGAGCGTAAAGCCTTTTCCGCGGCCGCCATACGCACCTCAGGCAGGTACTGTGAGTTTGACATTATCTCCTCAAGTGTCTGGACGGCCAGTTCCTCGAGGGTTTCTTGTTCCGTGGTGACGGTCTTTCTAGTAGGCATACGAGTAGCATGGCACAACTTGCGTCATATGTCAAGTTGACACTATGACTTATTGCGTCTTGACGCATCTTTAGACTCGTGGTAACTTTGATACACCGGGTTGGTTGGGTCCTTGGTCTCCTTCCTGACTGACCCGGTTACTTTTGAAGTACACCCCGGGTGGCCCGCGGCCGCCGCCAGATACCATCAGGACTTGCGAGAGGGTTCCCCAATGGTTCCGACAACGCTGTGGTCGCTCGGGGTTTTGTTACTCCAGCACCGCGATGATGTCTGGTTCGCGGTAAAGCACAAAGCGCTCGCCATGTGACTCCTCGAGGAGCGTACCACCCTGATCGTCCACGAGAACACGATCGCCTACGTGCACATCGTTGACCCCGGGTCCGATCTTGAGTACCGTGCCTATAGGCTCGATGTGCTGCGCGCTTGCGGGTATGATGATCCCCGCCGGCGTAGACTGCATGCCTACGGTGAGACATACAAGTACGCGGTCTTCAGTAACGCTGATAATTTTCTCACAATCCATGGTAACTCCTTATCGCGCGAAGCGCGACTACTGGGTGACTAACTCCGTGGTCAGATCCTCGTTGTTACCCCGCGGTACCGTGATGTGCAGCAGCGCGGACCCCAGGCCCGTGGGTACGAGGAACTTCTCTTCTGGAAACGACGACTGGTACGCACAGCCGCGCGGCAAGTTACGTTGCACGAAGCCTTCATTGTAGCCCGCGGTAATAACGGCCAACTTACGTGTCTTACGAATCGTGCCTGCACGGTCCGGGGCTATGGTCCAGCCGGTGGTATCCACCACGGACGCATGCACATGCCCGAGCCAGTAGCAGTCCGCGAGGAACGTGGTGAATATGCGTGAGAAGTTAATTACCCCGTGCGTTACCGGAGATGCACCGCCCTTGCCGTGCTCGCGGTACAGTACAAACTGATGTGTGTGGCTACCGTTAGCAGCTCGGAACCAGAACCTCAAGAAACCTTGGTAGCCGCCGCGCTGTATCGGTGCAAGCCCTGAGTCGCGGACCGCGTTGAGGCGGTCTACGAGCAACTTGATTAGGTCCACACTATTGTACTTCACTGCGCTGACCTCGTGGTTGCCTAGGCCAATGAAGTCGATGTCATTCACGTAGGGCGTGAGCAGCTCGTAGACCATGTCCACTCGTGCATTGACCTGTGCGTCCTCGGAACAGGTGTCGTCTGCGCGTGAATAGCGCTTGCGGTCCGTGGGTAGTATGGCGTCAAAGATGTCGCCATTGAATAGGAACCGCGCTCCACGCGCATGTGCGGCGTCGGCATCTCGCAGGAACAGCGCGCGTGCGAAGCCGCGGGCGTCCGCGTGCAGGTCCGAGAACAAGGCAAACCAGAAGTCTCTGTGTGCCGGGTCGTAGGTAAAGTTGTATTCGGTGTAGTCCATCGGGGCCCCTGGGGAGAGGTTATACGCTTCTGCGCGTGTAGTCAAGGTGTGCGCTCAGAAACCCAGTTCTCTACGCTTCTTCCAGTAGGCTGCTGCAGCTTCCTCTGCTGAATGATAGTTGCCCAGATAGTAATGCACCTTCTTGTACTTGAGTTGAGCCTCGTAGATATTCTTGTCAGCTCTGTAAGATGCTCCTATGGGTATGCCCGAGCGAACCTTCTTAGTGTTCATGTTATTCTCATAGAGACTCACACTTCTTAGGTTTGCAATTCGATTGTCGGTCTTTACGCCATTGATATGGTCGATTATTTCGGGCTCCTGACCATAGTACCACTTCCACGCAACCCGGTGAGCAAGTTGTGCTTTGCTCCCGACAGAAAAGATTAAATAACCTCCCAGAGTAAGGTGCCCCGGATGAATCGGAGACCCCTTCAGCACACGGGTCTTTCGAGTGAAGATACCAGTCTCTGGATCATAGTCCAGTAACTGCCTTAAGCGTTCTTGTGTTTCTTTCATAAGGAGAGTGTAGCATAGAAGTACGTACCTGTACAGGGGTCTATACCGGAGGATAAATTATTTATTCACCTTACGGTGGTGGTGCCAAGTCAGCTCCGACATGCGGGTACCGGCCTCAAGGCAGCCTCGGCGCAACATGACAGCACATGTCAAAGTGTCAACCTGCAGACAAAGAAACACCCTAGTCCGCGAAGGACTAGGGCTACTGGACTAGGGCCTTGGTGCTACTGTTGTGTGCTACGTGCCTTGTCATGCGCGACAGCCGCGTCGGTGGTTTGTCGCAGCACGGCGCGTAGCGCGTCGCATTTGTCGTAGTGTCGAGACGTGGCTACGACAAGGCCCGTGTAGCGATCCACGAGACTGAACCGGCCATCATAGAAGTCAATGCCGAACTGGTCGGCTTCGACGACGCATGCGCATGCGCACATGGCCGTTACCTCGTAGCCTTGCGCGTATGCTCGGCCTTGTAGGTCGCGCGTACCGCGGCGAGGTCGGCTTGGTACTCCGCGATGGCCTCGGCACCACGCGCAACGCAGTCCGCTTGGACCTTGGTTACAATGCCCCGCAACGCGGGCGCGGACGCCCAGAGCACGTCGGCCCACGTTAACAGCAGCGCAAGGTCGCCGTCCTGGGGTAGCAAGCCGCTAAGCGCCATTGAGAACATGCTTTTCCAGGGCCTACGGAACCCCTTGAGCCCGTCGATGTAACCATCGGCGTTCTTGGGCGCGTGTGCCACCAGGACACCGAGGCCTAAGAGGAGGCCTTGTAACGCGGCCTCGGAGTCCACGGGGCCGAAGTAACCTTCAATAGCGTGCTCCTGGGCGGCGGTCACGACGGCCTTGTCTGCGACCACGTGGCCATCGGGGTCTAGCGTAGCGCCTTGCTCGCATGCGTAGACCTTGAACACGTCCCACGGTCTCGGCGTGCGCGGCGCTTTAGCGGGCTTGTCGGCCTTGACTGCAGTAACGGCAGAAGCGAAGTTAGAAATGCTCATCTTGAAACCTCCCAACGGGATTAGAATCCGCGAACCAACGGCCCGCGATCAAGGCGTCTCGGGGCCTCGGGGCCTTGCGGTCTCACGGCCCTTGCTGCCTTGACGCTTGCGACTTTAGCACCCCGCGGCGCGTGTGTCAAGGGGAAAAAGACAAAAACTAGAATCGTTATGCTCGCGTTATTCCGGCATTATGCCGGGATTATGTGTCCGCACCGGGGCGTTATGCGGCTGGAAATGCGGCTTCGCGGACACGCGGGCGCATGAGCCTAGGCACGCAAGTCCTTGCGTGCAAAGGAATTAGCTTCGCGCCTGTGTGCTGTTCCGTGGTTCCAGCGTCGCGGAATTATGCCATTATGCTACTTTAGACCCCACGGAAATTATGCTACTTTATATTGATATATAACTTGATTATTTATATATATTTACATACTGTAAGTAATTCACTAAACCCTTACCAGACAACAACTTACACGCGTGCCTAGGCGTATCGATACTTTTATACCGAGTCACTTTTACGATCTCCATTATCTCCATGTGCATGCGCGCTGTGTGTGAGGAGCATAACGTCAAGCGTTTGTGCTGCTGGAACCGCGTAACTACTTATCGGGCAAGGAATTACTTTTTTGACCCCCTCGCATAATTGTAGCATAACGCAAGCATAAAGTGGCATAATTTTGGATAACGGTAGCATAATGTACCTCAACGACACTAGAACGTAGCAAATGGCATCGAAACGCAACGTATGCGAACCATAAAGCCCCATGAGCGCGCGTTTCGACGACTACAGCCCCGCATAATGTCCGTGCAAATAGCATAACGTTTCCGCGACCGTGGCCCGCGCCCCGGGACTACTTGTTCGCGCACCAGTAGCACGGCCCCGCAAGGTACGAGTCAACGCCTCCGCGGACAACGTGGCGCGACGACAACGCGCACCGAGGCAGCACGCATGCACGTACCGCGCACGCATAGCCTCGTGGCACAACCCCTCCTACCGTCCTCCCCGTCGCGACGATCGTCCGGACCGGGGAGTCAAAAAATCCGCCGATTTCGCTTGACACTCGGCCCGGGATGCGCTAGGCTTTGAAACGTTCCGGGCCGACGCCGGAGCGGCCAGAGCGGCGCTCGCCACGTCCGCTAGGCTTGTCCCAACGGTCCGGAACGTTAGTCTTGATGCTACTAGTCAAGGAGCTACACCATGCGTGTTTCCGAAAAGCGTATCCTGGATGCCGTTGCTGCCGTAGAACGGCATGACGCAAATGGTATATATCTTAATAATGCACACACCATAGTAAGACGTAACAGTGTTTACCCTAACTGCATTGACGTACTATTCTGGGGCCAGCTTATAGCAAGCATCACGGAACGCTGCATAGGAGTGAGTTCTTGCGGTCATCACACTGCAACAACCAAAGCGCGAATCAACTTGTTACTACGCAAGTACGCACATACTTCGATATACCAAAAAGACTTCGTCTGGTACTACAGCAACGGCTGCGAGCAAATACCATTCTTTGATGGTGTTACGTTTAATCGAATCAGCATGACACAAGGAGCATTACCATGAGCACGAACACGAACAAGATCGAGATCTACAACACATTCTGCAATGCTCGCATAAACGAGCTTACGAAGCAACTTCGCACAAACATACACGACTTTGACCCCGAAGTAACCCGCGAAGATGCTGTTCTGGCATACGAAGACGTACTTGGTATATCACCGTGCGAAGTGCTCAGCAGCGACGATGCCGCGGAGTTAGAGTTGCAGCTACAGTACATGCTGCAAATGCTGTACGCAGATCGTCTTGGCAGCAAGAGCGCGGCCCACGTATGACCGTAGGTGTATGTATCTTCCCGGACCCTGTTGCCCCTACGGCACAAGCATACAAGCGTACGTATCAAGACCTACGGCGCTGGTATGCCCTATACGGCGTACACAACAAGTATGCTCTAGACCAGCAGTGGCTGCGTCTCTGTGCGTACTGGTCCGGTTCGACTGACCACGGATTCTTGCAGCAAGAGTCGCTGCTCTTCTCGGAAGCGACCAAAGGAGCCGCAAAATGTCTCGTCCACTAAGACTCGGTGATCATGTCAAACGTGGCTATCGCTGGGCATGGTCAGAGCAAGATGCTCCTAATGGTATAAGACCGATGATAGGTGTTGTTATAAGCTGCACTGAGATTGCCGATGATCCTTGGTTTCTGGTTCAGTGGCCCAATGGGACGAGTTACAACTACCCGCAAAGCAGACTTACTCTGATCCGGATAGCACAGGAGTCACTACCATGATCGAGCAGTTCGTCAAGGGACGATACTATCACTGGATAGGCCAACACAATATACGGCCAGACAATTTCAACGATGAAGGTCTTATGGACTACTTGCTTGATGGTAAAGCGCACAAGTGCGTCGAAGTAGGGATACTATCCGGTGGCTGGCAGGACGCACGCTTCGACAAAGACAATCACCGTTGGTCTTTTGGCCCCGAGGAGCGACAGTTATTTTCATCGTGCAATGCTTTTCAGGAGGACCTACCATGACCGCAAACGAGAAGCGTGTCCTCGGTTACGTACTTGAGCGTATCAATGGTGAAGTAGCCCGTTGTCGCTCCAATGGGAGTGACTGCGCAATATGCTACAAGCTCTGCGGGGGTCACCTACCATGTAACGAGAAGAACCACCCCGAGCGATATACGGAAGACCTCTTTCGGCACATACGAAGCCTAGACCATCGTGAACAGGTCAATTTACCCTAAGGAGCCGAACATGAGCGAGATAAGTCGTTTCAAGAATCCTGGCGCCTGTTACCGTGAGGTACAGCGCATCCAGAAGCAGATCGGTCAGCTGCACGACAAGGTCTTCGTGCGGCACGTACCACTTGATGTTGCCGAAGCCATGGTTCTCGGTGCACTGGCGCAGGACCCGTTGGTCTTGAGCGACTGGACTATGCTCGGCCAGATCGAAGACCTTACGCAAATACGTGATGCGGGTAAAATACTGCATCATTGACACGATGCGCTACGACATCGTTACAGTAGTCTTTCATGGGGCTCGTATGAGCACCCAATTTTGGGTTGGACCTGGTCAGGCAAGCCCGCTTAGGAGGCCACAAATGGCCACTCTCTCCAATGCTCAGGTTTCTAAGGTTCGCTCCGAGATCAATGCTCGCATCAAGGCCGCGAACGCCGACTTCCGTGCTGCGAACCCCGAGTACGCCGACATCGCGCTCAACATGGACGACGTCAAGATCATCGCGGCCCTCGCGTCCAACTCGGACGGTTCCCTGCAGCGCGATGGCGACATCGCTCGCAACCGGGACATCGCCAAGCTCCGCGCTGATTACGTGGCCAAGGGCCGCGACACCACCACGCTCAATGTGCTCACCATCAAGACCGAGAAGGACATCTCCGAGGATGGCAAGTTCACCATGCAGCCGTACCTCGGAGCCAAGCGCTACCGGGTTGACGGCCAGATCTGGAAGTCCGGCTACCAGGTTGCTGACGACGTCGAGCCCAAGAACAGGTTTGTCAGCGCGGACGGCAGCACGTTCCAGGTACTTCGGGCCAACGGGCTCTTCCAGCTCATGTCCGACGCCGAGATCGACGACTACACGGACAACATGCCCGTGGACTTCGAGACCTACTTCCAGCTCTTCCTGTAGGCCGCGGATCGCAGATGAGAACCAAGTTACTCGTATGAGTAACTAGCCCAAAGACCCGGGTGTTGCGACACAAGAACACCCGGGTTGTAAGGAGTCACACGAAATGGGTAACATCGTAAGAATAGTCTTATTCGTGTTCCTTGTGTTCGCCATACTTGCAATCATTCGTACGGTAGTTTCCTTCTACTGGGACAAGGCTGTCGAAGTAGGCATTATGCGTATGCCATACGACGACGTCATGAGCGGAAGACGAGGCAGAGCGATCGACAAGTGGTCGGAGTTCACCGCATGGCGTGAGATATTCGATCTCAAGTACTGGAACATGTGGACCTCGCGGCAGTGGTGCGAGTTCTTCGACGTGCCGTACGTGCCGCGCAAGTACCGCTAGGTCGCAACATGCGTGTGCGTATCGACATCAACTGGTTCAACGTGCTATTTGCCTTGACGTTGCTGGCCGCGCTGACCGGCTACGTTATGATGATCTACG